TTTTTTGCTTTCGGTTTTTTACCCTTACCAAAAATATGAGCGTCTACCTTTGCAGCTTTACCACCTGTTAGGACACTATTAACTCTCGCCATAGCCCATTGGTTAGGGGTAGTTCCTGGACGATGACCAGTTTTGTATGCAGCTAAACCCTTTTTATAAACCCGAGCAAGCTGACCTGCTGATACTTTTTTGCCCTTTTTCCGCGCAGCTTCTGCTTTTTTCGCTAAAGATTTTTTTGTACTTTCGTTCAAAGACATATGATTACGCTTTCTATGTAGAACCAAATCGTTTTTTAAATGCTTTAGTATATTTTGATTCTTTTGTTTTTCTGCGTTTGCCGCTTGCGGTAAAATCAGTGGAAAACTTATAAGCACTAGGGTCGTTATCTTTTTTCTTTCTGTTCTTTTCTATTTCTTTGCGTCGCTTTTTCTTTTCTTCAGGGCTTAACCCAGCAAGATACTTAGCTGGTACTTTGTTTTTAGGTTTTTTCTTACGACTAGCAGGGGCTTTCTTAATCTGCTGTGCCATATTACCTCTCGCTATAGTCATTATTTTATTTCCGTTCTATGATCCTGTCTAATTTATCTTCCACTCTATGAAGAGTTTCAGTAACTTGACGCATATCATCACGAAGCTCTGTACGAGAAGCATACTCCTCGCGTGTGCGATTGAGTAAAATTTCTACCCGTTTAAGTTCTTTTGCTTGGCTGCCAATAAACCAAGCACCACCAGCGACAACGATTCCTATTAAGGTGTCTATAATATGAACTAAATCCATAATTACCAAGCCTTACAAGACCAGTACCGCGCACTAAATTTATCTTTAGCACTGGCACAGTTATGACGAGCCCTAAAAGATTTACGTCGGGCAGGAATATCTTTTTTAATACTCATATTAGGATCCCCAAATCTTACCAGTTTTACTTGGTCACCTTTTTTAGCCAACACTGCTGACTTTTTAGGACCTTTAGGGGTGCGCTTTGGCTTATTAAATCCAGGAAAAGTTTCTCCTCGGTAATTTAATTTACCAGAAGGAGTTCTTTTTACATCCTTCGCGCTAGGCATTACGACAAAAACACCGTAATTGAATCAACTGCTGTTAGGGTAGTAAGCGTTGGACTACTAGAACATCTAATACCTTCATCAGGAACATAGATTGAATCTGTTTGTCCTGTTGTTGAAGTGATATCTAAAACAGTCGCACCCGAAGCACCATCTTTTATAATAAAAGCAGGGTTGCCTGAAGCATTGGTTTTTATATACACACCTCTGATCCTAGCAGGACCAGCGAAAAACGCACCTGTTGCAGTTCGTGTAATAGCTTTTACATCTGAGCCAGCCATATTATTCTCCTTTTAAAAAGAGAGGGGATAACCCCTCTCTATTGCACACTAAGCAATTTGAATATACTCAATGATAAAAGTAAACGAACCCGCTGTTGTGGCATCCACTGTATTGGTGATGTTGCAGAAAATATTCCTTGCGGCAGATGTATATTGCGGAGAAACTGGTGCAGTAGTCGCACTTTGTGTCGTTGCTACCAAAGTAGTAGTCGTCACATTACCAACAACGACGGTTGTACCGCCATCAAGGATTTCATCAGTAACCGCCGCAACAATTTGTGCGCCAGAACTAGATGTACCAACTTCGTAACCAATATCGCCTGTTCCAATAACTGGAGCAACATCACAAAATATTCTAATGTTAGTAAGGATCGTGTTCGCTGGTTGTACAAACGTGGCAATAGCAGGACTATCACCCGCTGTGGTGTTTACAGTAACACCAGAAGCGTAACCAACATGCTTGATATATTTATTGGTAAAAACACCAGTAGAAGCAACAGATGAGGTTTCAGTGATTGCCCCTGTTGTCGCATTTTTATTAATAACTTTAAAACCGTTTTCAGAGCGTACCGCTCCGTTAAAAGTAGTTACAGCCATTTCATTCTCCTGTCTTGGCTAATGTCAACCACCCAATGTGGTTGTCAGGACTTGTAGAAACTATAAACAAAAAAAGGGCGGCTCGCAAGCCGCCCTTTTCGTAATACAATGTATTAAGCTCCAGGAGAACCAAATACACAACGCGGGTCAGACACCCCGAAGCTATAACGCTCACGGGCTTTGTAACGCACGTTACCTGTATCAAAATCGCCTTCCATAGCAGTTTGCATCGGTGTACGAACAAAATGCTTGAAGCCGTTTGGTGCATCCGTTTTAATGAAAAATGCATCTGTATCGGTTAGGAAGTGATTAACCACATAACCGTCAGGAAGCATACCCATATTGCGGACTGCATTGATGTCATTATCTGCTGTAGCTGGGCGCAGATTAGAAGCCATCAAACGCTCAGCAACAAACTGTAGCGCAGGGGGGATGATCATTTTCATACCGCGAAGAGCAATTTTAAGACCACGCTCATCAATGAAAGCTGAAATATCAATCAAGGATTGCTCGAGAGATGTTTCATTCAAATCAGCAGATGTAGTCAATTCGTTTTTAAAATTGCCACCCTGAGTAGTAGGATGATCCGTTGCACACAATTCCTTACCATCACCAAGCAGAAAGTTAGAGTCAAAAGCATTGTTTAAAACAGATGCTGCTTTGACTTGCTTAGTATTAGCCATGGAACGCGCCAGCGCACGAGTATAACGAGAACTGAGCTTGTCATAAAGATTATCTTCAACAGCTTCCTCAGTAATCGAAAATGCAAGTGCAATGGTTTCATGTGTGTAACGAGCTGTAAATGATTCGTTTGCAATATCAAATGATACTGCTGCACCCTCTTGTTTAGTGGGGGCGGCTCCGAATCCAGCCAGCATTACTTCTTCTTCAAACGCACGATCTGAATTTTCTTGATCATAGATCTCAGAATGTTCATTATCGTAACGGTCATACTCCAAACCGAACAGGGCATTAAGTCCTGGCTCTAGTTCTTTAAGGAGTTGGGATCTTGCAATAGCCATATCTAATTACTCCCTATATGCCAGTGGTGTCAGTATGGAAAGGAAGATTCAATTTAACTAAGAACACTACGCCAGCAGCAGTAACGTCAATTTCGTCAAATGAATCTTTAATGCCCACTACACGGAAATTATCCGTAGCAGTAGTAGCACCCGCAGAAGCGACAGAAAGCTCACCGATAGAATTACCAGTAGAACCGTTTTCTGAACCAAACCCTGCACCTTCAGCGTTTCCATGAATCAAAGCAGTTGCCGTTGCAATATTAGTCAACGTAGCATCTCCCTGGATTTCATACACTTGATGGGGGTTATCGTAAACGAAAACCCGCGCTTGGGTGCCAGACTTCAAAGAAGCAGTTCCCGGATAGTGGTTAGAAAAAGTTGGAGTACCATCAAGAGCGATGTACTCACATCCACCCATAACACCTAGGATAGCAACGCTACCGCCGTCAGCTGCGCTTACATCCACAAGTCCGTTAGTCAGAGGAATAACCATGTCACCTTGGTAGATGGCAGAGCTAGATCCTGCTGTAGCAGATACTTGTACGAGGTAAGAAGTCAAACCGTTGGAGTTCGCCGCGCTACCTAGAAGGTTGTGTGGACGTAATCCAAATGGTCCATCAATATTTGATCCGGCCATAATAAAGTCCTTCCTTCATTACTCAGAGCCTCCTTTGGCTCCGAAAGTTACACGAGATTGCCGTTCATTATGAATCGGCATTGAACTATGCTGTTCTCTCATTAAATCATTATCGACCGCAATCATCTGATCAGCTGTCTTTTGCTTGTAGTGATCATCACGTTCTTGCTTCGACTCAATAGGAAAACGAGCTAAAATGAGGCCTCCGACACCAATAACTCCTGCATGTTTACCATCTTGTATGGTAGGAGCTTGGAAATCAGGATACTCATCGGCGCGAACTAATTCAAAGCCTTCGCGGAGGCGAGCTGAAAGGTTTTTACTATCATCATACCCCATGACAGAATCACGGATCCAACGATGAGTATATCCCTCAGGGGGAGGTGGGGCGTCCAACGTAGACGGGGGTTGCCAAGGTTTACGGCGCGTGTCTTTTTCACGAGTGGCAGTTGTGCGTGGGGTACGATC